ATACCCCCCGCAACCGATAGGTCTATTACTTGCTTTATCGTTTTAATTGCCTGTTCTTCCTTTGTCATTTTAATAAAGATTTATTTTGTATTGTGTACCATTTAATGTAATTAATAAAGCTTTTGTTGCAATAACACCGGGTGTAGGATCTTCTAAACTTGCACCATTAAATTCCAAATTTGAAGTACTTGTTATAATACTATTTAGTGTATCATCTATTTGAATATAATTTCCAACTGAATTATAACTGCCAAATAAATAAGAACCAACATTAAAATCTAAACTTAAACCATTACTTGTTGAAGCAGTATTAAAAGCTTGCATTGTACCATTACCTTGATTAATACCTAAATATAAATAACTTCCCGTAAATGCACCTATATTAGCAAAACCCGTTCCAATTGCCAAACCATTTGCACCATTTGAATCTGTTGTACTTATTAGTTGGTTAGCATCATCTATTATTAATTTGAATTGGTTATTTGCATTTACATAATCACCTAAAATAAATAGTTTTTGATTTGAATCTAAATTTAAACCATTTTGTATTTCAAAAATAAACCCATCTGTATCAATTAATGTATTATTCGTTAGCGTACCCCCTAAACCTATATTTGTAGTTCCATTCAACCCATTTACACCAGTAGAGCTACCACCACCACCTGCATTTGCGGCTGTTACTAATGCACCTTCATCTTCAAGTAGATAATACTTTTTGTTTTTAAACTCAAGGTATGAATTAACACCGCCGACAATTGGATTAGCAACTGGCCATATTGAAATACCTTGAACAGGAAAACTAAATGTTACTCCGCTTGGAATTTGTGGCTCTTGATTTATTTCTAAAACCGTTGTAGATATTTGTGTTGTTCCGCCTGAATTTGCTGATGATACTAATGCGGTTATTGTTTCAGAAACCAAAAATGTTTGCTCTTGTAATTGATTGTTTGTATTTGGATAATAAACAATGGCTGAATTAACCGCTGGTATCAAATCAGTTTGAAATTCACGCATATACACATTGCTAGTTAGGAAAGCAATTTGTATTGAATTAGTTAATGGACTGCCATCAATTTGATAAACTGTTGCCTGTATTTGATTTGCCATTATTGACCTTGGTTTTTAATTGCCATTGAATATTGTTCAACTACGTTTAATTGTAAATTTACACCAATTATTGATAATGCGCGAACTATTATTTCAAGAATAGAAGCATCGTCCCAAACTTGATCTATGCTTCCTGTTGGTTGTGTTATTGGATTATAAGGCAATGGATTGTAAACCGGTATGCCAGTTCCACTTAGATTGTATCCCCATTTCATATCTGGAGGATTCCCAACATAGCTTATTTCTGCGTTACCTATATCTTCTGGGAAGAAATGAAATCCAGTATCTTCTAGTATATAAATAGGATTGGTTTCTATTGGGTCTATTTGTGATTTATAAAAAGAATACAACGAATCTTGCTGTACACATCTTATTCTTTCATAGCCTTCCTCTGTAAACATTGCATCTGTTTGTAGATAGTCATCAGGGTAAGGACAAAACCCAAAAGCATCAACCGTCAAAGTATCCCAATATATTATTGGAGCTAATCTAGTTCTTACTATTGTGTTCTGTCCGAATTCAACCCTAGCGACCGCCCGACCGGGCGTATATTGCTGAAATGAACCAAGTAAATACGATACATAGCTTTTTTGAGCTTGATTTATAGTAAGGTTAAAATCATCTGGGCTAACATACCCCTGAGATAAATTTTTAGCTGTACTATAAAGTACTATTTCGTAAACTTCATTGATGTTCATTTTATTTTATTGTTTCTTTTAATTGTTTTTGGAATGTTCTTCCCTCTTCGCTATTAGTTAGTGCTAGTTCGGTTAGATAATCCAATGGTTGTCTTTGTGATGGGATTACTCCTATCAACCCTCCACCACTAGACCAAAACGCTCTACCCGGTTGGCTTCCTACATCTATCTTAGCTGAAAGGATTCCCTTTTTAACTAAATAATTAATTTCAACTTCTTTTGATTTATTGCTAATTAAATCTTTAAAGTTAAACGGATTCCTTTTTGCATACAACATTAGTTCTTTTCTCAAAGAATCTATTGTTTTTAATTCGCCAAGTTCGTCCGCTACTGCAATCTTTAAAAAACTTATATACTTTCTCAAGCTCACTTCATCTAACTCTCTTGCAATAATTGCCATATCAATTTCAAGGCTTTCTTTTTCTAGAGCTTCTTTTGCTTGTTTAGTTGGATCGTATTCAAAAAACTCAAACTTGCTGCCGCTTTTACGATTAGGATTACCAATGTTGTGTCTGCAAATTCTAGCAAACTCTAAAGACGTTGTATCCCAATCCGGTATTCTTAAACACTTTGCACCTCTTGGAAAAGACAAGCTTTTTGCATTTTGTCTAACATAATCCTGATCTACATCTTTTTGGTCTTTAATCCAAATAGAATTTACTCCAGACAATAATCTTATTCTTTCTTCTTTACCTGTTTTAGGGTTTACAACATCATCAATATTAGGAATATAAACTCCGCCTTTTTTATTGGTATCTACCAATTTAAAAATGTGGTATTTTGTTTCCGTAGTTGGCGGATTATCAACTACCGCCATTCTTGTAACTTCTTCTAGGTTTGAAAAACCTAAATCTTGTACTTGTGATTCTCCTTGCATTGAAGTTTCTACATCTTTTAATTTTGCCATTTTTTTTATTTTTTTACTTTTAAGGCTTTAGCCCCCTACATACATAGGGTATATTTTTAAAATAACCCCGAAGCTTTTTGCTCCGGGGCTTTATTTTTTTACTAGTTATTAGCTAGCTTGAACGATGATGAATTGATTTGCTGCACATACACGAGTACCGCGATATGTAATTGTCTCAATGTTATCAGTCATTGTTCCAGTAGTTGGGTTCATAGAACCACCACCCCACTGCCATACTCTGATTCCGTTACCAGTAGTTCCGCCTTTTGGAGGAGCTTGATACATAACAGTAATGTTTTTGTATGCTTTAGTAACATCTTTCGCATCGCGAGTTTCGCCTTGAGGACAGATCATTCCAAAATTACGGAAGAAATCAGATACAGGAGTGATACCAGTGGTCATCTCTGTATTGAATTGCTTGTACTTCTTAACTTTGAACATATAGCCATCAATTCTCAAAGATTGAACTCCGTAGTTGATTGCTGCTTCTTCTGATTTTTCGTTTTGACCCCAAACGTATGCACCTGCTGGATATTCTTTAAACAAACCATCAGAGAAGTTTTGTCTTTGATAAATATCTTGCAACCACATGTTTTCGTTTGCGCAACCGTTTACGTCCATGATACGAGTGATTTCGTGCATTTTAGCAATATCCAAAGTACCCGGAGTGTAACCGATTGTTTCTCCATCTTGAAGAACTTTAGGAATAATACCTTGAGATCCTACAGATGTAGTAACGCCTAATCCTGTGTTGTTTTGAATGTTACCACGCATTAACTTAAACTCTACGTTATTGATAAAGCGTTGGTTAGATTTCACTAAACCTTTGTAAGTGAAATAGCTAGTTCCAGCTTGTGCGCCACCAGCCATATCCATTCCAGAAACACCTGAACTATAGAACACCTCAGTCATTTCAGCTAAATCTGTTGCTGACCAAGATTCTCTCATTTCAGTAATGTTGTTGTTATACACTTGATCCAAGTGAATAAGAGGATTGATGCTTGTTGAAGCTTCTCCGGCATCCATAGCACCACCTAACAAAAGAACATCAGTAGTCAATAAAGTGGTAGACCCTAATGAATTTAAAGCTTGTGTGCTAATTTTTGGACGAATTTGGAATGTAAACGCATTTGCTGTTGTACCTGTAATAGCGATAATTACACCTTCTACGTTAGTAGATGCTACTCTAAAGGTTTCGCCAACACGCAATGGAGATTGAGTACCACTACTAAAGTGATCCCCAGAAGCAAGAGTTACAGATACTGTTGCTCCAGCTACGTTAGCAGTAACCGCTGTCGCTATTTGTACACCCACTTGTAATTTACCACGGTTTTCATACCAAGTATAATTACGATTTTTTACTTCTTCCATTCCACCATAGGTTGCTAACCACCAAGTGAAATCTTCATTACCATATTTTTCTACATATTGCTTGTAGTATTGAGGGGTTAATAACTGTAAATCAGCTATTAACTGCCTGTTTGCGTTCGGAAGTGATACTGCTCCCGGCTGCAAAATATTTGAGGTAGGAATGCCTGCCATTTTATTTAATTTTTAGTGTTTTAAAAAGATTATTTAGCGAACATTACGGCAGCCAATTTATCCATTTCAGTTTGTCTGTTATCTGGAGAAAATGTTCCGTAATTTGATGAACCATTAACATTAATATTGCTTTGATTTTTTAGGTGCATAGTCAATCTTCTGTTAGCTGCTTCATTAACATACTTCTGTGTGATTTTGCCTTCGTTTTGCAACAAAAACAAATCCTTTGTCATTTGCTGTATATTTATGGTGTTATCATCATTCACCCATCTTTCGGCAAATAAAAGATTAGCATCCAAATTGTTTTCAGCAAAATAATTCAATTGTTGTGCAACGGCCTGTTTTTCTTCATAAGATGGTACATAAGCAACAGCAAAATCCGCTCCTTCATCTTTTACTGATGCGCTAAATCCGTCAAATGAATTTATAACATTATTTACTTCACTACGATAATTATCCATATACCTCTGTTGATACGCCAATTCCTCTTGGGTCAAACCCGGTTGTGATGGATTAAGATCAGGTAATACTAAACTCGATTTTATTTTTTCTAATTCTGGTCTTGCTAGCTTTGCTTCAATAACTAGCCTTTTTTCTATTTCGTTTACTCTGTTTTCCCAAGTTCCTACTCTTTCATCGTATTCTGAATCAAGCTCGTCAAATTTCTGCTCCGGTTTTTGCGGTGTCTTAAATTGCTCGTTAAATAAAAAATCTATTTCGCTTTGATCCAAATCTTTGTTCTTCTGCTGCATACTCAATTTTACTATTTCTGAGGCAGTATTTGCATCTTTTATTTCAGAAGTTGAAAGCCTATCTATTTTTCTTTTTTGTTCTAAAAAATTAATAAGTTCTTCTTCTTTGTTTTCTCTAGCATAGTCATAAAATTTGCGACTATCTTCGTTTTCAAAGCCAAGTTCTTTTCTTTGTTTTAAATCGCTGATTTGGGTAGCAGCTTCGTCCCAACTTTCAAAGCCTAATTTCATTTTAAGATACTCATTAGCATCGTAAATTTCTTCATTAGAATCTTGCTGGGCCTGTTGATTCTGCTCAAATTGTTGTGTTGAACTGGTTTCATTTTCTACATTTACGGATGAATCCATCCAACTTTCTTCCGAGAAAGGATTGGCAAGATTACTCTCTTGCTCAATTGTAGTTTGTTCTGTGTTTTGTTCTGACATATATGTATTTTAATTTTTAACTTAGGGTAAGCATATATTGTGTTCTAGCAAAAATACCGCTTAAATCTTGTGCTTTGTTAGAAATGTCGCAATATTTTTTATCCTCTGCCCACATTTCTAATTCATAGGCAAAAGACATTCCTTCTTTTACCAAAGCGGTTACTGCTTCTTGGCTATATGTTGGGAACTCGTCAAGCTTTGCTTTGCCAATTCTTTTTCCATTTTGATAGCCCATAAGAACTTCAATAATATCGTCTTTAATTCCGTCTATTCCTTCATACAATTTTTGCAATGCTTTATGTTCTGCATAAGACCTAGTGTCAAGATGCAAGCTATGTGCAGCGTTTTGAAAAGAAAATAATTTTCCTTTTATTATTTCGGATGTTAGTGTCATGTTAGCTGATTTTATGGAATTGAACTATTACTTTAGTTGCCGCCGCACTTGCTCCGCCAAATTTAACAAATTGCCCAACATTACCAACTCTAAACATTGCAGATGTTGCAGCGGTTACAGAAGTTACACTAGTCAATCCATTTAATGCGGTTGCCGATACGGTTAAAAAGTTTGTCGCGGTTAGCGAGTTTCCATCAAAGCTGCCGGTTACTGCGCCCGAATCGTTACTTGAGCTTATTCCAATCGTACCCGATGGTGTTATAAATTGCCAAATGGTATAATCCCAATTAGATGTATCTGCAACATAACCATTGTCTCTATTAAATTCCAAGGTTACGTCTTGAGTTAAACTTAATGCCATTTTATTTAATTTTTAATATTAATAAGTTACTGTTACTGCTGCTGCCAATTGACCAACTGCTGTGCCATCAAATCTTGTTGCTGGACTAATTGGGTTTATTTGAAATGAATTTCCAAATGTATCTATTGATGCTATTGTTCCGGTTTTTGAAGAGCCAGATGCTGTGCAAACTGTTCCTAAAACCATAGTTGCTAAATTTGCAGAATCTGCTGCATTTAGCGTTACTCTTACACCTTGTCCTCTTAGGGCTGGTGCTGCTACTTGATTTGTTACTGTTGGCATTTTATTTTTTCTTTTTAAGTTTTGCTTGTAATATTTTATTTGGTAATTTCATTCCTTTACTTTCTTTATTCCACTCTTTTACATTAACGCCTTCTTTCTCCAATTCTTGTTTGTTTGCATTAAAATATTTTCTTTGCGCTTCTGATTTGTATGGCATAGAATTACATTTATTGTTCTTGCATTTGTTGTTCCATTTCTGCTTCTTGTGGCTCTGCTTGTTCCTGTTCTGGACTTTGTTGCCCCTCTTGTTCTGCTCCTTCTTCCTGTGGCTGTCCTTCTTCTTGTTGTTGCTGTTGTGCCATTTGCGCCGCCATTATATCTTCCGCGTTTATGTTTTCAGAAAACAATGGCATTGCTATATTTTGTAAAATCTCTGCTTCTAATGGTTTTAGTTCGGTTGGTACAGCCATTCCTTTTTGATAAATACCAAATAAGCCGGCAACCATTGATTTTTTTAATTCGTTTGTTGTTTCTGCATCGCTTATTCTTTTCTTTATTTCCAATTCCATTTCAAGCGACTTTCTTCTTTCTTGCTCCGCCATTTGTGCCGATTGCATTTGACCTTGTATTGTCATTTGCTGATTCTGCATAGCTTGAGCTTGAAGCGTTTCTTGCATTTTCTTCATAGACATTCTGTAGTATTCCTCTGCAAGTTTTACATCTTCTTTTGCTATTCTTATTATTTTAAAAGTATCTAAAAACATTGCTAATTGCGGATTTGAAGCAAGCGCTTGATTCATTTTTTGGTCAAGCATCATTATCTCTTGTCCGGTAGGCAACAACTTTACGTCTGTATTAAATACTCTTGATTTAACATCGTCTGCTCCAACTATATGTCTGTATGCTTGCGAGCCATACGTTACAGATGTATTCAATAAGCAAGATATTTTTCTTGCTGTTTGTTTCATACACTCCACATACGCATTGTACATATAATCCGTAGCGTTTGCGGCTACCTGTTGTGCTGTATCTATATTGCCAGTTGTTACTCTTGGTTGTAAAGCTTGACTTGCCATATTTGGATCTTCTCCAAGTTCATCTTTTAGTACCGAATAATGAAATTGGTATAGCGATATTAAACCTTGCATTTGCGGTAAAAAACCAGAGTTCGCAAGTTCTGTTATCGGTACTGGTACTTGATTGCCTTCGTCATCTTTTCCTCTATAATAAAGCGTACCTGTTTGGTCATACAACTTCATTACATCTATTGTTTTGTTAGAATCGCCTAATCCGTAATCAATTGATTGAAGCGCATCCCAATTTATCAAAGCTCCAGTTGGTCTCATTTTAGCAACAAGTTGTTGCATTTTTAAACGAGCTAAAATCATTTGATCTGCTGGCTCTTCTATTTTTTCAGGTACAGCAAGATTGGTTAGCGAGTAGTTTTGATACATATAAAAAGAATAAGAAAACTCTGCGTTTCCTGCTTCTTTTGGATCTTGCGGACGTATCATATTTCTTTTCAATCCCCATTCAAGCATTATTTGCTTTACTCTTACCATTACACCGCGATATATATTCCAATTTGTTTCGTCTATTACTTCTTCATTTTCCGCCTGTTTTTCGTCTCTTCCCTTTTTTAATATTGTACTTTTGTTCTTCTTGGTTGTTACTGCTGTGTATGAATTAGTGTCTACTGTTTTTATTTCAAAATCAAGAACATCTACGTTCCATTCGTCATAAGGTCTAAATGCTGTTATATTCCAATTTACATCCCAACGCAATTTATCATTGTATTGAAAATCTTTTGCGGTTGCAGATATGTCCCAAAGTTCTTGTTCGGTTAGTGTTCCGCCAAACTCTTTGCCATACTTTCTTCTAAGCTCACTTATCTTCATTGACTTAACCTGGCCTCGCCAAGTTGTATCTCTCAAATCAGGATATTCACTATATGAATAAAGCGCATTTTCCGGCTTTACATAATCAACATGAATTACACCTTGTTCGTCCATCCAAGTATATGTTCCAACAAAACCAACTTCGGCGCTATCGTGTAGCATTTTCTCTTTAAGAACATCAAACCAACCGCCTGCTTGTAGTATATCATTACATGCAAGCTCGTATAATATTTCTTCTGGAAGTCTTTGGAATTGCTTAACCCACAAATTGAGATCGTCTCTAGTTTCAGGGATTTCTCTATCAGGAGTTACCTTCATTCCGCTTTCCTGCTCAAGTTTAGCAAGATACTCTCTGTTTGTAATTAAATATTCAAGCTCTTTGTATTCTTGTAACTTATCGTCTTGTGATAAATTATCTACTGCGGTTATTTGGATTTTCTCGTTTCTATTCATCCATCTGCCCACTAATCCAGAAATAATTCTATTTACAATTCTTATTGATTGCCAATTAATATTGGCATAGTTTACCTTTCCGTTAAAATCAAGTAAGTCCTGAAACTTACCCATATTTATTCTTCCGTTGGCAGAATTTCTATTTAATTTGTAGCGATTGTTTCTTGTCCAGTAATAAGAAGTAATTCCTCCACCTATAGTAGTATCAATATATTGAGCTATTTTTAAACCATATTCTTTTTGCGATTTATCCTTTATAGACAAATCGTTTAATTGAAAATCCTTTAATATCGTTGCAGATTTTTCCATCATGGTAGACCTTCTTTATGCCAAATATATCATTTTTTTATTGAAAAAATATTTTTTTAAATGGCTTTAATTTAAATATTTATTTTTTATGTCTGAAAAACCCGAATTAATGGTGTTGTTACCTTCCTTTCTGGTGGCTGCTGTTCCAAACTACTAACCAATGTAATCATTGCGCTTACTGTCTTATCCGATGGCGTTCTTTTGTATGGCTTGAATTTAAGCAAGTCTTCCAAAAGATCTTCGTAAGATATTTTTTCGCAATGGTGTTCGATGTATGTTATCATAGCATCGTTTTGTTTTGTCAATGCAAATGGTGTAGTAGGAAATCCGAAATGCCTATCCACATTTTGGTTTCTTAATTTTATTGGATCAATCGTATTTTTAGGAAACCTTCCAAGATAATTAACCCTTCCTCTGTTTTTAAAATAAGTATAATAATCGTCCGAAACAAACTCAAAATAAACAGGGAAACTCATATACTCTGAACAAAGAAGTATTTGGTCATACATATCTTCTTTTTCGTTTGGTCTACCATAAATATGCCCTCCAAAAAGCCCTGTATTTTCAGGGTCATTCATATCATACTTTATAAAAAACCAACCAGACAATTTTGATCCATATTCTTTTCCGCCCTGCGTGTTAGAATATCCATCCACCCCAATAACACCAACGTTTGCTCTTGTTGGCATCCTAACGTTGCCATTCATTTTGTATTTGTTATCTTGCCCTACTGGTGGCAATACCAATACCTTCCAATACAATTCTGTTTTGTTTGGGTCTACGTCTCTCCATCTAACTCTTTGGGTTTCTAAGTCTCTGTAAAAATTTAAATATCTAAATGTAGTAATTGGGTTGTGTCTTAAATAAGCAATTTGTGCATTGATGTTTTGAACATTAAAAATGCAATCATCACCATCATTACTAAATGCTTCTTCAATGGTTCTGGCTTCCTTTTTAATCCTTTTTGATAAAGACCTTGCATTGTGTTTTACTGATTCTCTATCTCCAAGAATTTCTTTTACGGTTTTTTTTACATCAGGAAATCCATATAAATCAAAATTCTTTGCTCTGTCAGCAGTCATAAAAAAACGATATAAACCACTTGCTGTTCTTCCGTTTTCTTGTTTGTTTAATTGGTCGCTATCGTCCCATAAACTTTTTGCCGCGTCTTGTATTCCATCTCTTTCTGTTTCTAATTTTTCTACTGTGCTACTATATAGCGCTTTACCAATAATTCGCCCTTCATCATCAAGTAAGCAATAACGAATAACCTCATGTCTATCATAGATGTTTACCTCGGTTGTTTTTGCCCACTCATCCGAAAAATATCTGTGTAATTTCTGTCCATCATAAGCAATGGTATCGGCACTTTGAAAATCAATCATTGAGCCTAATTCATCCTTGTCAATATTATCTTCTGCCTTTTTACCTCTTACGTTTGTTTGTTGGAATCTAATCTCTGATTTTGGAGTAACACCCAAACTCATATCGTATTCAGGTCTAAAGAATCTTGGTAGTTTTTTAAATGGAGAAATAACCGCCTTGGCAAAAACTTTTTTTGCGTCTGCTCCGGTCTTTGATTGGATACCGCCATTGGTCATTCTTGTTCTTGGAATATAATCGTACAAAAACATACCACCTCTGTACGTTTTACCAAATCTTCTTTTAGTAATCTCCAACATGCCCATACAATCAGCATCTTCCTCAACATACTTCAAAAAATAAAAATACTCCAAATCTGGTTGCCTAAATCTAGGGTATCCAATATCAATTTGAAACCATTGCATATACATATAATGAGAGCCGGTGATGTACGTTGGTTTCCCATTGTTCATAAACCAAAAACCATTCAATCTTCTGTCCCACTCTTGTTGCTTATATCGCTCTAATTGGTCATCATAAAATGGTGGATCATCTTCCTTTTTTTTCTTATCGTAAGCATCTTCTTTTTTAAGAACATCTTTATACCATCCAGGCAAAGGAGTCCTTTCCCAATATTGTTCTTCGGGTTTATTTGACCTTTTATAAATTTCTCGGCTTTCAAGTTTTCTTGTTGCTAAATTAAAAACATACCCTTCAGGGGGTATGTTACAAATTAATCCTTGAATATCTATTGATGTGCCGGTTTCTATTTTATTAAACATCTTGCGATTTATTATCTCCTAATTGATTTGCTATGCTTTCCGGTGTTGTTATTAACTGTCTTTTCTTTACATCTTTTTCTTCATCGCCTGTAATTCCTATCGCCATTGCAAGTCCAGTTATAGCCGTAGTAATACTTGTTGCATCGTTCCAAATTATTTTCATTCTTTCAAAAGTTTTATCTTTTGCATCAGATAAATCTAATGACCTCAAGCTTGTATTGTTTAAAATATCAGCCATCTCATTAGCCTTCCGATTTAAAGAATAATATAATTTAGCTGGGCCGTTTTGTTCATAAAGACCTAGTCTAATTTTAAAATCTTCTATATTTTCTGCCATACTAATTTAATTGAGAATCTATAATTTTATCCCATTTTTCTTGTTCAACTTTATTAATAGAATTATTTGTTTCTAAATCATATTTATCTTGAAAAGAATTCCATTCTGATAAAATTTGATTATAAATAAACAAAGCCGTATTCCCATTTAAATTTGGTTCTTCTTTTAATCTATTAATAAATTTACAAGTGTAAATGTATGTTATATCAAAATGCCTTTGTTCGTGATTTAATATATAATCTGTATTGCTATTCCCATTATAATATGACTCGTTTTTATCTAACACACATAATACTGATACTTCGTAGGCTTTATTAATTTTTGAAATTGTATATGTTATTGCTGTAGTAGAAAGAGCCGCAGACATTTTTTTATTATTTATTTTTTTAAAATCTGTCCACTTTAATTTTATGTTTGGGTTATATGCTATTTCATAACTTTCTTTTATTAAATTGTCATATTTTATTTTGTTATTACTATTGAAAGTAAAAGAAAATAAAGAAATTAAAATTAAGTATTTCATATTTTTAATTTTTAGAAGTTAAAAATACAAAACACTTTTGTTTTAAAAGTTTTCTTTTATGCAATTAACATTTAATTATAAAAACTATTAGCTGTTTGCCTTAATTTCATTCTTCTTGATACATTTTTATGAACTGCTTTTAATCTAGTTTCTCCATTATCAATAAATCTTTTCTTATCTACAGCATTTTTATATTCATCAAGCATTTTTCTTCCATTGCCAAATCCACTATTATATGAAGCCATTACAAAATAATCTTTAGCATCTTCATCTAATTCTATTCCCATTTTTTTTGCATAATTTAAAACATTATCTTCTTCATATTTTAGCATTGCAGCTTTTGCAATTAAAGCGTCTTTATTAGTTTTAAAAGCAGCGGTTTTTACATCTTGTCCTAATTCATTAACTATATCAAATGTTCTAAATTTAGATTCAAAACCTACAGGTAAATATTTTTTCAAATCGTTATACTTATTGCCAAATGTATCTAACCCATAACTTGAATATCCATCAATTGGATAAGCTGCCCAACTTTTATCTTTTTCCCATAAATCATACCAATTTTCTGTTCTTTGTTCTGGATCTTCATTTGGTTTTGCTGCTGCTAATTTATTCATTCCTTCTATCCAAGCTGATGAATATAACAATGATGGTTTTATTCCTGTAAATACTGTTGCTTCTTTAATTAATCTAGAAAGTGGTTTATTTCCATCATAATACATTAGAGCATTACCATATTTTTTCATTTCGGAAACAAAATCATATTCTGGTGGTGCTTTTTTCTTTTTGCCTTTATCAAATGCTTCAAGTATAGCCCCTGGCATTGATACATTAGAAGTATTGTTTTGATTAGAGGCAGTAGTTTCCGAATAAGTATTATCTGTTGGTATATTAATATCTTCCTGTAAAGGTTGATTATCAATAGGTACTTTTAATTTTATCATTATTTAATTAAAATTATTTAATTAATAATTTATTTAGTTTTAGTAACCTTTATTTTGTCTGAATTAGTCTTGCCTTTTACTTGTTCTATTACGTTACCTATATCGCTTTCATCTTGCATTGTATTTGTAACTTTTTGCCCTCGCGCAATTTTATGTGTAGCATCGTATTCTTTTTTTAGGTTTGTATACATACCTGCTATTTGTTGAATTGCGTCAGAATCGTATGTTCTGCCTCCACCTATATTTTGTTTAGCAAAATATTCTAAATATTGTGGCTCATTAAATATAGATTTTTCTCCTAAAATAGCTTTTCTTGCACCGGGGTTTTCAAAAATTGATCTTATTGTTGTTTGTGCGTTTTCTGGAGGCACTCCATCTTGATTTAGTCTATCTAAAATTTTACTTACTGATGAATTGAAATTTACATTTAAATTTCTTGAATTTTTATCAGGAGTATTATAATCTGTATGTATAAAATCGTTTGTATTGTATGTTTTCAATCGGCTTCCCAAAGCTGTACCTAAACTGCTTGCTGCTGCATCTGCATTGTTTTTGTTTTTATCAGCCCACAAATGACTTAATCTAGGTATTTTAGTTTCCGAAGTTTCGGTTGTTGTTGTTGTTGTTTGTGTTGGTGCTGCTGTTGTTCTTGTTACCATCGGAGTAGTTTCAGAGTATGTTTCCGTTGTAGCTGTTGGCGTTGAGCTTGTTACCGTTGGCGTTGCGGTTGCTTTTTGATTTTTTATCGTTTTGTTTGCCTTGTTTATTTCTCCCATTTTTTATGTTTTAAGGTGTAAAAATAATACTTTTTGCATCATTTGATGAAATACCTACTAATAAATCTCCTTTTTTTACCATTGCTGTAAGACCGGTATCTATTCCAACTATCTCTTCTCTCTCGTTGTTTTCGTTTTCAAAATGTCGGCATCTAATAACCCTTTCCTCAATTCCATTGCTACCCATAAAAATTATTTCATAATCACAAGCCTTCAATGTGTGAACTACCTTTCCTTTTAAATTTCCAGATGTAATATACAAAACATTTGGAATTAATTTATGTTCTACTCCGACCAACACACCTTTGTACTCTTCAAAAACTCTTAGTGCGGTTGCAAAGTTTTTTAATGGAATCCACTCGTTATTTTCGTTTTTCCAAATATAACATTGTTCTTTTGGTATTGAATAATATTTTACATCTGTAATGTTTTGATTAAAATCAAATATTTTATTTGAATCAATAATAGCGTTTGGGTGTATTAATATTTCAGCTCCAATTGTAATTCCTTCGCCACTTATAACATAGGCGTTTACTGGTTCTGTCTCTCTTCTGTTTAAATTATTGAATTGCCTAGCAATGTGTATTTTAGAGCCATTGCTAAAAGTGTGAGAATTTTTTGCTTCGGTATCTATTGAAATAATAACACGTCCGTTAGTGTGTTTTAATTCTACTTTTTCTTTTAATTTTTCAACACTAATTTCCCTTATTTTATTTGCATGTTGATTTATCTTTCGTTGCTTTCTTCTCTCTATTTGAGATATTTCAGAAGCAGTTAAAGGAGCGGTTTCAATTAAATCAAAATACTTTTTATTCATGTTTACCTTTTTTTATTCCGTATGTTTCGTTATGCCATATTTTAATTTGATCTGTAGTGAAGTGTCTTACTTGTCCGGTTTCAGTCAATATACAAGTAACTTCATCATTTTCTAGAAACCCATTTGATTTTACATACCAAATATAAGCATTTCCTAATGGCGTTACGCAAGATATGGGATTTTTTAATTCAAAGATGTTCATTTTTATTTAAAATTACATTATTTTTACTCCGTTAATTTATTTTTAGCTAAAAAAAACAAACAAAAATGGCAAATTTAATTTCTGTAACCGTTTACGGTTCAAATCAAAACGATTGGAATAAAACTTCCGGTGTTGTTTTGGCTTTCCCAACACAAGGTATTTTGTTAGAAACAATCAGTCCGGCTGTTTCTTATTCAGGCGTAGCTTGTAATACCGCAGTAAAACTATTGCCTTATGGCCCAAGCCCAATCCAACCGGTTTATTACACTTCTGCTACAGTAGCTAGTTTAATAACATTGGCTAACGCTTAGTTTTAATGAAATTAAAAAGCCTCCTATTTTTAGGGGGCTTTTTAATTTTCTTTATTCCAAAAATTTTCAAACGTCTGCCATCTTTTTTTATAAATAATTATTGGTTGCTCGCTTAATGGACATTCTTTTGGAGTTATTGGATTTTCAAGAACATCGCTTTCTATAAATAATACTTTTTCATCAAACTTTGGGTGTGCGCAATAAAAATCTAGTTTAAGGCTAATATTACACAAAGGACAATCCGAGCATCCATCAACTTTTAATTGCATTTTTTAAAATTTCTTTTATTTTATTTATTTCAGGATAAAAAACATAAGGAATTGGATTTATTTTTTTCCAATCCCTTATGTAAATATAAATTTTATTTAAATCAGGATTCGGTATTTCAATAGCAATTATTTCATTTATTTTTTGTTTTGTTTTCAATCTAATATTTTTTTACTAATTGATATACAAATGCATTTCTTCCTGATTTAGTTTTTCTTTTTTCGCCTGGCTTAAAAATTATTTGATTTCTTTCAAGTTCAGACATTCGTCTTGATGATCTATTTTTATCATCCCAATTCAAATAAACAGATATTTCTTCTGCGGTTGCTTTATCTAACATAAGCAACGCTTTTACTATATCTCCGTGTTGATTATTCAACAATCCGGTTGTCATACTTTCGTACGCTTCTAATGATGTTTCTGGAAATTTTTTCATATTATTTTTCGTATTTAAATTTAGGTAATGTTGCTACTAAATTATTCATTGCATTATCATCAGTAGAAACTATTTTAGAAATAAAAAAACAAACGACTTTATCTAAATTAGTTAAAACTATAGAGCTTTTATTTACAACTGTGTCTACGCCAAATATAAATCGACAATTTTCTCCTTCTTTTCCTAAACTCTCGTCTTCACAATAAAGAACTATAAATTTACTTTTACCAATAGTCATTTCTTCTAAATAACCAATTGATGTAAGTTTAATTGTAAATCCATCGTCATCAAAAATAAAAATAGTATCTTTTGTAATTAAAAAATCAACATTGTGATTGTTTACATAATCAAAATGGGCAGTATCAACGCCAACTCCATAATTACCTAACTTATGCTTATCACTTCTCATAGCAAGTCCATTAGGTAATTGAGAAAAACAAAAACTAGACGTTAGCAATAATGCCAAAAACAATTTTACTTTTTTCATAATTTTAATTTTTAGTTATTAATAATTTTTATAAAAGTAATCTTTTAAAAGTATTCTTAATCACTTATTTTTTCCTTTAACAAAACTTTAGAAATAATCTTCAGAATTACCTATTGGTTTCCATCCTTGTAATATTGGTTTTTCTATTTCAAAAGGCATCGGTTTTTGAACTAATACATTTTTTGTATGCCATGCCTGTACAGGATCTACCGGATTTCCCCCTTCTTCTAATCTTTCTATAAATCCACAACCTCCTTTATACATTTCAAATTTAACTGGACTATCGATAGAAGTTGGTCTTCCTCCGGTTTCTGTGTCTTTTATTTTTCTAACATGCACCTCTGTAACCATCCAATCTGTCGGATGTTGAGTGATTCTATGAATAGTAATAAAATCATCTGCTTTGTTTGCAACTTTTTGCCCTCCTTCTGTGTCTTGTTTATTAGGTGCTAAAACGTATTTTTTGTCCATATCTTTTGTTCTAGCGGCGGCTGTTACTGCGTGGTGATTTACAAACCATCCAAAACTATTTTGCTGTCCAAAAGACTTTATTTCACTCAAGGCTTCATAATGATACTCGTGCGTGTTTAGTTTGCTGAACCCACTTAAATCTATTTTTAATGAATTATATGGATCAATCATTCCGTAATGATACTTCTTCACTTTCCTTGCTTTCTTAACCATATTGATGATGTCTTTGTAATTATACAAATCTTCCTGAGCTTTTATTAAAGAAAAATGTTTTTCTACAAAATCTTTGGCTATTTTATATTCGGTTTCATTCATTGCAAATTTACCTGTTAGTGGTTTCCCCCAATAAAATTGAATCATTTTTCTCATAAATGCACCAAGAGTATTTTCACTAGAGAATATTATCCCATTCCATCCGTGATACATTGCGGCCAACAAGCACAAATACCAAGTAAAAACGGACTTTCCGGTGTTATCAATACCATTAGTCATAACTAAATTCCCTTCTTTAAAAAGAAAATATTCATCAAGGGATGGACTACCTGTGGTTAATCCCATTTGCAACGTACCGTCAATTACTGATTTCAAGTAACCATCGTAATCTGATGGTTTCGCTAAAAAGGAATAATCATCATCTTCTACATTTACACGAGATGTAATAACCCTTGTACTTGGTGCTTCTTTTTTAATTTCGTCTCTATCACCATAACCCATTTCGTATAACTTCTTGCTCGCCTCATTAAAATCTTTATTGCATTCCAATACAGCAAATACTGCGTATGGTAGATAAGCCTTCTCCGGTTCAAATTCCGAACTTGTTGTAAAAACACTAAACCACTTTTTATTGCTATCGTAATTACCTGATGTTTGAGAAGATACTTGCCCTGGCCTTAAAAATATTGTTTTTGCTCCTTGTTGCTTAACTGCTTTCCACCCATTACTTTGCAATAATCCCACCACATCTCCACGATTATTGTAATCATCAAAGGGAGATAATCCTTTTATTTTTTTAATTATTTTGGTATGCGGAATATACTCATCAATAGCTTCATTAAATTGCCGAGCAACTCCAAGCAATAAATCTCTTTCTTCACAAGTTAATTCTGTAATGCTGTAAAGGTCTCCATAGATGAATTCATAGCCAACTGATGGATAACAAACAATCTGCCCTCCCAAGCCTCTAGTTTCAATTAAAACCCTAACCTTATCGTTAGATTTTGATTTGGTGGCTATTTTTTTTGCTTCTGAATCATCTTTCCCTTTTAAAACTTCCGCATCATAAGTTTTCTGATAAGTTTCATTCTTTTCCTCTTCAGTAGTTTGCCTATTTGCTAATTTAGCGTTGCCTCCAATTACAGAACATCTGTAAATGAAATGATATCCTCCATTTTTTGTTTTCTGAACTACTAATTTCTTCAGAAGATTTGAGTCCATTTCATTTATCAATCGTTTGTAATTATCAAACAATTTGCCATCAAGACTATATTTTTGGTCAATATCGATAACTTCAATATTACCTGATGGCTTACCACATACCAATCCAACTGCTATACAATTGCTTAAATCGTATTTCTGTGTTGAATTTTGCCAATCTTTTACTATTGGTTGCTTCATTGCATTTACCGGAATAAACTGCAATCCTTCTATTTCTTGTAATTGTTCACAATTCATAGCCATCAATTTTGTTTTGTAATTTTCGATCTAATATTTTTCTGATAATTAGGTAATTTGACAATACTTTAGCAATGTAATCTACATTTACGCAAGAACCGGTGAAGTATACCTGATCTATTTCAACTCCTGTGGCGTATTTTAAGCCGCCTGTGGCATTAAATCTAAAAGCAGATAATATTTCCTCAAGTGTGAATTCTTGGTATCCAAAATCCAAAATAAATATAATTATTTCCTCAGCAATAAATTTTGCGAAAAATTCTGTATTGGGTAAAGGACAACCACAAATAGCAGCTACACGAAGCATTATTTGATCTACTGCTAGTTTCTTATTGTTTTCATCCAATTGACAAAAAGAATACCCTTTTGTCCTCGCATTGATTATTTTTAACTCAATTGGGGTCAGCTTGGTTGTGTCTGTTAAATCTTTCAGCGAATAGTTCTTCTCCTTGTGCTTTAAAATTGCCGCTAAATTTTCCATTTTTTTCGTTTTTTGGTTTAACAATATCCTTATCCTTATCCTTATCCTTATCCTTAATGATTAAGTAATCATTACCAAATGATTGTGGAATCATTGATAATAATTCATTTTTTTCTAACTCTTTGATTACTGAAATTATAACAGGTCTATTACTATGCAAACTAGTATACTGAAATTTCAAAAATTTAGGAATGAACCAATTATTATTTTTAATTAGTACTCGGTCTTCCATCGTTTTTATTAATTCTTCCTCTGAAACTTTGGTATTGCACATTAAATTTAGAAGCCGGATACTTCTTTTGCAAATACCAGCGTGATTACAATTATCTAGTAACCATTGCCAAATGATTCGGTAATCATTACTTAATGATATATACCAATCATCATTCCATTTTTCTGTGTCCGTAAGGCGTTTTGCCATATTTTATTTTTTAAAATCAGTTCCTAAAACTTCATTAATTTTATTAAGAACCTCATCAGTTAATAATACTCTGTCTGCAAGAACATTAGATATGTGTTCTTGTGAAATACCGATTTTATCAGCTAACCAAACTTGCTTTGTGCCTCGTTCTTCTAAATGATTTCTAATTAATTGTGGAATGCTTTTTACTGTTTCTTTTTTTCTCATAATTTAATGTTTAAAAGCAAATGTAATATTAAAATATTTATTTTAAAAGTTTTTTTTTGTAGATTAAAAAAAATATCATTATTTTTATCTTCTAAAAATATATTTTATGCTATGTAAAAAATTTTCAGATTTAAATTCTTTAGAAAGAGTATTGTTTATTGGCGAACTTACACATGCTTGTATGAATGATGACAAGTTAAAAGAAATGGGCGATTTAATTATTAAAATTGCTAAAGATAAAGGCATATTTGAAAACGTAAAAATTCTACCTGAAGATGAGTCTAATACCGAAAACTAAATTTGGCAATTGCTGTAATTGTCCGGCAGAAAATACAGAAGTAATTAAAGTTGATGTAAGGTTACTATGCATTAAATGCCGTAATAAAGAGAAATTAAAAAAAATGATAGAGAAGTCTGCATTGAAAAAAATAGATGATAAATACAGATTTAAATTAGACAAAGAACATACTGGTTTAATTGAAGACCTTGATGATGTAGTTAGCAAATATGTTAGACTTAAAGATTCCAATAATATAGGATGGGTAAAATGTTATACTTGTGGAGAAAAACAAAGTTGGAAAAGTATGGATTGCGGTCATTTTATAAGCAGAAAACATATGGGTCTAAGATGGGATTTAAGAAATTTAAGACCTCAATGTAAATTCTGTAATCAAGTTTTATCAGGTAATATAGATGATTTTAAAAAAGAACTTGAGTTAGAAACTAATGGAATTGTAGATCAGTTAATATCTGAATCTTATGATGTAGTAAAATATTCTAGACAAGAGATGAAAGAAATGCTAATAATGTTTAGAGAAAAATTTAAAACTATAAAAATTATAAAAAATGAAAACTAGGATTTTATATTTAATAATTGGATTTATTTCTTTTTGTTTGTTTGTTTACGTTTTACGCTTTTTGTATTTCATATACACAATTATTCATTTCTTCCTAAATAAATAGTATTTGTACCTTCTGAATTTTCTTTAATTATTTTAAAATTTTTTACATCATAAGTATATAGAAATTTTGCTTTATCAATCATAATTTCTATACATTCTTCTTCTGTATGTATAGTAGTTACAAAATAATAAACTACTTTGTGCCTAAAAATCAATAAATACTTTGCTTTTTTAATTTTACCGAAAGGATAACAAGTGTTTAAGTTCATTATTAAGTTGTACAAGCGCAGTCAAATGCAGGCGCAATCTCATTTAAATCTGTAATTTTAAATAGGTTATTTTGAGCAATTTGTTTGAGTGATTTATAATCGATATCGGTAAAATAACGATGTCCGCCACCCATACCATTTTTTTGTGCTTTTTCTTCATCTTCAATCCATTTGTCTGCAAGGTCAGGATACACAGACAAGATGCTTATTATTGCATTTTTGCCCTTCATAAAACATAAGTCACAATTGCCAAGTATTGATGGTATTTCAAGCGTGTAAGGTTTCTTAGACCAATACTCATTAATCATTGCTTTGTTTGTACCATTATCGTATAAAGGAAATTTAGTTTTAACTTTTACAAATCTTTCAACGTGTCTTTTTACTCTAAGTGGTTCATCTGATCTAAACCCAATAAAATTTTCAAATCTGAGTATACCTAATGTTTTCAAATATCTTTTACAGGTCTTTACTTTAAGTTCTACTGTACAAATGCGTTTCATCCGGTTAGGTATAACTTTGTAATTTTTTCTAGCCAATAAAAAATCAAATGGATTTTCTTGATCCATATATTTAAGCCTGATAACCGGAATGTTTTCGTGAGCTTCAAAATCATTTATGAATTTATATGTCTTTTCGTGTTCACGCCCAGTATCACAGAAAATAACTAAATCACCCGGTTGATAAGTATGAATAGTCATATACGCTGATGTTTTTCCACCAGAAAAATTTATTACTCTTTGCATGTTTATATTTTTACTTATCAATAATTTTAACTTCTTCGCCCTTTACTAAAGCATCTATTAAGTTTTCTAAGAATGCTCTTTGCTCATTATTTAATAAAATTAATTTATCATTAATTGCTTCAAAAGAAATAGAATCTTCCAATTCTTTTTTTAAAATGGCTCTATTTTCATCAGTAAGTCTATTTTGCATATTGGTAATTATCCAATCGCATTTTAAAATATAATGATTAAATATCGATTTTATATCACCAGTTGTACCTAATCTTAGGTCTTCAAAATACATTTTGCCCAAATTGATATGATGTAATCCTTTGGCTAATGAATAAGTGTTATCAGTAAATATTTCTTTATTTGGCATCGTTTAAATATTTAAATATGTGGGAAATTACGTCAATCGTCCAACCATTTCCAAGCATCTTGTATCTTTGGGTATCGCTAACTGAGGCGGTATAATTATCAGGTACTGTTTGCAATCTTTCGCATTCAATAGGAGTTAATCTTCTAATTCTATTTCCAATAGATACTACATTTTGTCCAGATCCATCTTCTCTTGCTCTTGCCGGAATGGTTGCTCCTTTATTATTTTTTATAGAACGAAATCCTTTCCCATCATTATGTGTGCGAAGTGTACCGCTTATTATTTGTTTAGGTTGTTTGTAATCAGTAGCACATAATGAACCTACCTGTGCATTGGTATTAAAAATTAACCCTTTTTGTCCTCCACTTCCGGAATGACCTAAAATTGAATCATTTTCGTTTCCATAAATGCTCATATTTTTTGTCATTTTTTCGCTTAAAAAATATTTATCATCTACAGGTATAGGTTCTTTTATCAACAAATCACTTTTATTAGCTGCTAATGCCGGAGAAATCCCCGCAGTATCATAAACTCTGTCTTGTTGGTATGGCTGTGTACCGCCATTACTTTTAAGGTTAGAATCATTGATTTGTTTTACTTCTCGTACAGGTTCTATTAATCTTAAATTATTATGACAAGGGTCTGTTAATGTGATTGATTTACCATCTTGTTTAATTACGTTGTTGTAAACATCTAATATTTTTGGTTCATCGATATTGGGATCAACTCCTGTTTTTGCTAATACTTTTTCAATTTGATCATCATTTAAATAGTATTTTTCATCAATTTGCTCAGTAATGTATTGGTTATCTCGACCTTGCTTGTAATATCCAGCGGCTAAACATAATGATTTATCACCAACATTAAAACATTTCTCGCTATTGTTAGTTCTATTAATTTTGGCTATCATTTTTTCGCTAACATAGTATTTTGCATTTGGATTATCTTGCAAAATATCTTTTAATAACAATTTTTTATCTTCAGGCATTTTAATAATACTTTCTAAATCTCCAAATAAACCAGCAGGTTGCATACCGATATTTGTCCAATATAATCGTCTACGATTTTGAGCAGAAACTAATGCTGAATTTATTTCAATTGGGTTTACTCCTAATGTTTTGGAAATTACTCGCTCCCATTTTTCGCCCATCATTACGTTTTCTAAAAAAAAGTAAGTAGGTTTAACTTCATTCATTATTCGAACGTATTCCCAAAACAAATATGATTGACCTTCAAATTCGTATCCTTCAGCCTTTAATTTTAAGTAATGGTCTAAGGTAAGAATCTCAATATTGTCTTTTGTAGACATCCCTTTACGTTTACCTGCAAATGAAAATGACTGACAAGGACTACCTCCAATCAATAAATCAATTTTGGGAAGCTTAGATGTATCAATATCAACTACAGATCCTAACTGAATAGTATCAGGATAGTTTGCCATAGTTACTTGAATAGCATACTTATCAATTTCAGAAGCAAAGTAATTATCTACTTGGATTCCGGCTCTTTCAAGAGCTTGTTGACCACATGACATCCCATCAAATAGGCTTAATACGTTCATTTTATCTTGTTTAAATGTGTTTTGTAATATTTCGAAACATAATTGTGAAGGTATTTTAGATCTATCATAACTTCCTTTTCTTCCTTGAGTGCCTGTTTGACTACCTCTAGGGGCTGATTCGTGATGGCAATTAGCGTTTCCGTTGTGACATTCAAGCCTTGGTATCCAATTGGTGCTATTTGTCCAAATATCGGTCGGTTTAGCCCTATCATCCCCATATTGACAATACCATACAGTATGACGAGTAAATTCTTGCATAAAAGGCATTTTTCTCAATTTTCCTCTCGGATTTTCAATAAAAAATACAAGATTCTCGTTTAAAGATAAAAAATGCTTGATTATTAAAATTGTTTTTTGTGCAATTTCCATCCCTAATAATGCTTCTTGGCTTTTTGGTGAATGATCAACATTCCAATGTTTACCTATTGATGCAACACTAAAGAAAGTACAAGGTGGGGAAGCCCATATTACATCAGGAATAAACGGAACTACATTTACATCAAAATCTAAAATATTAACTGCATAATCTATTTTGTCAAATTCAATTAAATCAGAGCTAAATACCTCCATACCTAATTTTTCACCGGCTGTGCCTATACTTCTGCTACCTGCAAATAATTCAAGCACTTTACCTGGGCGCTGAGTTGTAAATTTACTAGGTTGAGAAAAAATATTTAATTGCAAATTGAAATTTTTTAGATTAATGAGAAGCCCATTTTAATAAACCATTACACCCACCGCCTGAAGCAAGAATTATTATAAACATAATTCCAATAATAACTAGCGCAAAAACACATCCAGTTGAATCATAGTTAGCCTTTTCTTCTGAAGTCATATTAGCATAATTTTGGGCCGATTGTTCCCTTGCTTTTTTTCTTCCATACTTAGTGTTTAAATTGTATTGTTTCATTTTGATTAGTTTTTGTAATCAGGACAAGATTCGAACTTGTACTAAGAGAATCAAAATCTGTTGTGCTACCATTACACCACCTGACTATATTACGATGTCGGTTTTTCCGACATACCACTACCAAATGTTTCTTGATAGTATTGTTCCCCCATAATAAATGGTTTTTTGTCTACAGCCATATCAACACCATCTCTATTTGCTTTTATTATCTCTTG